AAGACAGCACATGAATGATGATCAGACTGGTAGCTTCTCCAGTCTCTTGAACCATGCGGATCGGCAGCGGCTTCGTGAGATTGTGAAGAAAACGCATCTCAAATTCTATCCGGCAAGCAAGCTGACGAATTATGAGTGCGATAAATTCATTGACAATATTGGGCCGGAGGTCATGTTGCCTCTGCTTAAAAAGGCCGTTGACGGGAACCTGATTGGCTAAGTTTAACTATAAGCCGGACGGCGAGACGCTCAAACAGTTCATGAAGAGCGACAAGTTCTTCCGTGGGCTTCGTGGTCCGGTCGGAAGCGGCAAGTCTGTCTGCTGTGCAGTTGAGGTGTTCCGTCGAGCGTTACAGCAAGAGAAGGGCGCTGACGGTATCCGCCATTCTCGCTGGGCCATTGTTCGTAACTCCTACCCCCAGCTTCGAACCACAACCATCAAGACATGGCTTGACTGGTTCCCAGAAGATGTCTGGGGCAAGATGCTATGGCATCCACCACCCTATACCCATCGGCTGAAGCGTGGTGATATTGACCTTGAAGTTATCTTTCTGGCGCTTGACAGGCCAGAAGATGTGAAGAAACTTCTGTCCCTTGAGTTGACTGGCATATGGCTTAACGAAGCCCGTGAGTTCCCGAAATCTATCGTAGATGCTTGCACAATGCGCGTCGGTCGTTACCCCTCGATGAGGGATGGCGGCCCGACTTGGTATGGTGTTATTGCTGATACCAACGCTCCCGATGAGGATCACTGGTGGCCTATCATGGCTGGAGAAAGCCCTCTCCCTGACCACATCAGTCGGGAAGAGGCGCTCATGCTCGTCAAACCAGACACATGGGAGTTCTTCAATCAACCAGCTGCCCTCCTTGAAGTCCTCGATGGCAATGGCGAATTGGACGGATATAAGAGAAATCCAGTAGCCGAGAATCGAAAGAACACTGTCGGGAATTATTACGAAGACATCATCAAGGGCAAGGCAAGAGGCTGGATCAATGTTTATGTTATGAACCGTCTCGGCAGCCTCAATGATGGGAAACCTGTATATCATATGTTCAACGAAGATGTTCATATTGCCAAGGAGCCACTGCTCCCAGTCCCGAACGTGCCAATCATTGTCGGCCTCGACTTTGGTCTCACTCCGGCAGCCGCTTACTGCCAGCACATCAGGGGTAAATGGCTTGTCCTTGGTGAATTGGTTGCTGAAGATATGGGTATCTTGCGTTTTACCGAAGCTCTAAAACGCGATCTTGCCCAGCGCTATCCAAGCCAACAATACATGATCTATGGCGATCCGGCTGGTGATTATCGCGCCCAGACTGACGAACGCACCCCATTCCAGATTCTCAGATCAGCTGGGATCAAGGCATATCCGGCTGGGAACAATGATGTCTCGCTCCGCATCGAGGCCGTCTCCGCTCCGCTCAACCGTCTGGTCGATGGGCAAGTCGGGTTCCTGATTGACAGTCGCTGTGTAAACCTCATCAAAGGGTTTCGTGGTGGATACGGGTATCGACGTATGCAGATCTCCGGTGCCGAACGCTATGAGGACAAACCGGAGAAGAACAAGTTCTCGCACGTTCACGATGCTCTTCAGTATGCCTTTATTGGCGGTGGAGAGGGACGGGCGTTGACAATGGGTGGTAAATCAAGCAGACCTGTCCAAGCAAGACGGGACTTTGATGTGTTTACTCGGAAGCCTCTGGCCCCGAAGAAGCGCGTAAGTGCATTGTAATAGTTTGTCCATTTGGACAATCGGTATCATACAGATTATAGTTGGAGACAATCATGTGTGATTTGTTCAAGTTTGATTCCCCCTCTTCTACGCCACAGCAGCAAAAGGCGGAACAACAGCAACAAGAGATGATTGCCAATCAACAGGCAGCAGCCGACGCTGCGCGTTCAGATGAGAAGCGCAAGCGCACCGCCGAGATGATCGGTCGTAGTGCTGGCCTGTATGGTCTTCGTTCTTTGATTTCTGGCCCCGCTGGTGGCTCTGGGTTCCTTTCCAAAAAGGCTAGCTAATGGCTCTTGAAGAGCAAGTTCTTCCAGTAGATTCTACCTCGGTCGATTCGCTCACCGAGCGTTTCCGCCGTGCAAAACATATCAAGGATCTTTGGACTCCCAAGTTTGAAGAGTGCTATGAGTATGCCTTCCCACAACGGGAAAGTTTCTATGCTCAGGAACAGGCGCAGACAAAGACGGACAAGATCTTTGACGAGACTGCCGTAGTTGGACTGCAAGAATTTGCATCTCGCCTCCAGTCCGGCCTTGTTCCTAATTATGCTCGTTGGGCAGAGCTTGTATCAGGATCGGAGATTCCTGAAGACCAACGTAGCGAAGTTGACCTCGCTCTCGAACAGGTCACAAGTTATATCTTCGAGATCATCCAGAACTCTAACTTCTCTCAAGAGGCTCATGAGAGTTTCTTGGATCTTGCCATTGGAACTGGTTGCATCCAGATCACCGAGGGCGATGCGCTCAATCCTGTTATCTTTACGACGATCCCGTTAACCCAACTTTATATTGATGTCGGTCCTGACGACCGCATCGATGCTGTATTCCGCGAACGTGCAATCCGCTCAAGCAAAGTCAAGGTGGCTTATCCCAAAGCTAAATTGCCTATGAAGGTGGAAATTGATCTTAAGACTGGCAAAGATGTCCAGCTTAATCTGATCGACTGCACCTACCGTATCTATGATTCGCCGGAAGAAAAGTATCAGCGTATGCTGTTCGATCCTGTATCCAAGGATCTCTACTATCAAGAAACATATATCGGAGCCGGATCAAATCCGTTTGTTCCGTTTCGCTGGTCAAAAGCAGCTGGTGAAGTCTTTGGTCGTGGCCCATTGCTCAATGCAATGCCAGCGATCAAAACATGCAACCTGACTGTCCAGTTGATTCTTGAAAACGCACAGATGGCGATCTCCGGATTGTATCAAGTTGAGGATGATGGCGTTTTAAATGTCGATACAATTCAAATCGTTCCTGGGACTTTAATCCCAATCGCTCCGGGCTCTTCTGGTTTGAAGAACATTACATCGACTGGTAATTTCGATGTTGCTCAACTGATCCTCAGTGATATGCGGATGAATATCAAGAAAGCCTTATACAACGATATGCTGGGCAATCCTGATAAAACCCCTATGTCTGCGACGGAAGTTTCGCAGCGTATGGCTGACTTGTCCCGTCAAATTGGCGCTGCCTTTGGTCGCTTGCAAGCTGAATTGGTCAACCCTGTTCTTCGTCGCGTTGTATATATTTTGAAGAAACAGGGTCGTATTTCGATCCCGACAATCAATGGTCGTGAGATCAAAGTCCGTGCTACTTCGCCATTGTCTCAGGCACAGGCTCAACAGGACATTGTCCACTTTGACCGCTTCATCGAAATGATTGGCGTTCGGTTTGGACCTCAACTGGTTAATATGTTGATTAAGACCGAAGATGCAGCTAAATACCTTGGCGATAAGTTTGGAGTTCCTGAACGGTTACTCCGTTCGGATCAAGAGAGGGCACAGCTTTTGAGTAAGCTGACAGAGCAAATGGGTGGTCAACTTGGCGGTCAACAAACGCCCCCTAGCGGTGGGGCCTGACGGGGTTACTCGTTCGCCCGATAAAGAGAACGAGTTAAACAAATTAGCAGCAGGGATCTTTGCCAGCCAAGGCGGTAAAGAGTTTTTGCGCTATTTGAGATCCATTACAACTCAGGCTGTTTTGGGTCCACACGCAGCAACCAATGAATTATTTCATCGGGAAGGAATGAGATTCCTTGTCGGTATCATCGAGCAACGTATTGCGAGAGGACAAAATGGAACAAGTGAATGAAGCACCACAGGCTGATGCAACACCAGCAGCATCACAATCTTTGATTTCTACTGAAGGCGAGAAGGCCACTCGTCCGGATTGGTTGCCTGAAAAGTTCTGGGTTGAAGACAAGCCAGCGCTAGAACAGCTTGCCAAAAGCTATTCAGAGCTTGAGAAGAATTTCCGGTCTGATGACTTCCGTGCAAAGATCATTGATGAGTTGTCCGAGGAAGCACTGGCGGCTCGTCCAGAATCTCCTGATAAATACGAGTTGCCAAAGTTCGATGGCATCCCAGAAGAGGCAATCAAGGGGCCGCTTACTGAATGGTGGCAGCAGTTTTCCTATGACAATGCCTTTGATAATGAAACATTTCAGATTGGTATTGCCAAATATCTTGAGGCAATGTCTGCCAATCAGCCTGACTACGAAACCGAGTTCAAGGCATTGGGCGAAAATGCCAAGGTCCGTGCGGAGGCTGTCGGTCTGTGGGTGAATAAAAACTTTGCCGCCGAAGAGCGCCAAGCTGTTGAGCAATTCTGCACAACTGCCAAAGGCGTGAAGGTCATGGAACGTATTATGGCTTTGGCCCGTGGCGATGCGC